GCCAGGGGAAGCACAACGGGCACGGGTGTCCGTCATCGGAGACGACGACGAGGTTCTCCCCGGTCGCTTGGATCACCTGCAGGTGGGAGGCGTTGAACGCGCGCATCGTCTCCGACCGCACGCTCATCTCCACATACGCGGACAGGGACCAGTCACGGCCTGCGCGGTCGGTGAACCCGGTCACACCCTGCCGCACGTACTCACGCCACGCGAACGCTTGAGCCTGCGCCGGCGTGTACCCATGCCCGACCGCTTGACCGGCCGCCACAGCCGGGGAGATGAGCTTGTACACGTCATCGGGGAGGCGGGTGATGCGACGACGCACATCCTGCAGCGACGACACCAGATCATCCCTGATGGCCTGCACGCTGCGTTCACCATGCGGGACGCTGAAGTCGAACGGTGCCGGCCGATGCTCCAACTCGGTGGAGACCCGCGCGACCTCCTTCGACGCGGACGCTTCGCCGGCATCCACAGCTGCCTGCACGAGCGGGCCCACGTACCGGTCACCGGCCGTCAACTGCCGGTTCACATGTTGGGTGAGCCTGCGCATCTGCCCGAGCGCGAGAACCTGCCCGAGCATGTCCGGTGAGTTGATGCGGAGAATGCCGGCGATGCCGCCCAACAGTTGCGATTCCGCGTTCAGATACAACGCGAGCAGCGCAGCAAGGAACTGCTGGAACTGTTCATCAGGCGGTGGTGTCGCCATTCACGTCGCCTCCGTCATTGCCGCCAGCCGGGGCACCGTTCACCGCGTCATTCCCGGGCGGCACATCCGTGTTGTCGATCGGGCCGAAATCGGGGGGCATCATCGGTTGAGGTGCCGTGTCCTCCGCGTTGATCAACCCCACCTCGGCGTCGACCTCCGGGTCATCCCATTCGGGGTGAACCATGCGCACCCGCGTCTTCGTGGACGCCGCGCGGGCAGCCTCGAGCACCTGAATGGTTTGCGCGTTCTTCAACGGGTCCACCTGGGACACGTCCGCGAACTCGATATCGGGCAGGTCATCGAACCATCCGCCGCCCTTGCCGGGGAACACGATGCCGTCGATCGCCAAAGCCACCTGCGCCAGCTGTGCGAGCGCGGGTTTCGCGTACAGGGCTTTCTTGTCCCTCGTGCGTTCCGAGTCGGACAGGTCCGCGGTGATCTCCGTCGCCGTCTTCCGGGAGTACAGGGTGTCTTTCAGGCCGAGGTGCACAGGCGAGTACCCGCACGCTGCAGCGAGTTCACGCTTCAACGCCTCAATGGTTTGCACATGCTCTTCGACGCGGATGTCGAACTGGGAGATCGTGATCTGCGACGCCAACGAGTCACTCTTCGAGCCAAGCGCGTTGATGCCGGAATACACCTGCCGGTTCATGTCGAACGAGGCACCCTCGCCCGGCTTCGTCGACACCTCCAGATACGACTCCGGCACCGTCAGACGGCCGGCACCGTTATCAATGTCGCGCATCAACGACGACCACACCTGGTCGATCTTGTCGAAGATGTCCTCGTTACCGGCGAAGTCGGAACGGCCCAAGTTCGCGAGCGGCCCGAACTTACGCCAATCCCTCGCGGGCAGCATGTTCGGCATGTACACGACGGCGAGCTTCGGCACACCCGTAGCGACCGTGATCGCCGGGTTCGCGATCTCCGTCAACGGGCCCAAATCCTCGAGCTCCACGTTCGACCGCAGGTTCTCGTAATGCTCCAACTCGGGCAGCGTCGACATGGGCACCAGCCGGCCGAGGTTCCACGGACCGCCCTCATGGAGTTCGTAGGTGACAAGACCGGGTTCGTGCTTCTCCAACAGCCGGTAGACGGCGCCAGCGTTCTCCGTCCGGTACTCCGTCCACAGGGTGCACGCGGTCAGTTTCCCGTAACGGAATGTGGGGATCGCGCAGTCAGCGGCGAACGCCCTAAACCAGACGTGATCGGCGATCGTGTCGTCCCATGTGGCGGCGAAGTAGGTGCCGCCGAGAGCGGCCGCGTACTCGCCACCCTTCAACAGTTCCGCGTGCGCCTCATCCGACCCCATGATCTCGTCGAGACGGTCCTGCCCCGGGTGCGTCCACTTCTTCGCCGGCTTCGCCGCACCAGTCGGCTCACCCGTTTCGGGCTTCGCGTAGCGAATCTTCGGCGCCTCAGCGAACAACAGGTCAGACGACAACGTAGCCAGATCAGCCGGGACCGGGAGGTGCATTTTCATGCGCTTCTCGTCCGGTTGCTGCAGTTGACCCCACCAGAACTTCGACAGGGACCCGATCACACCGCCCCGGTACGGGACGCCGGCGCGCAGGTGGGTGACGACACCGATCTTGCCCTGGTACACCTCCGCCAGCGTGGATGTGTCGCCCTGATACCAGGCGTCGTGCTCAGCGAACCGGGCGAACGCAATATCGAACGGGAGGGGAGGCCAGACGTCGGCGTTCGCCATGCGGGGCCTCCTAGGCTGCGAGCTTGATGTGTTGTCGCCAGATGTTCTCTGTCGTGATCAGGGCGTACCGTGCCGCGTCGAGACTGTGATCGGCGACCTTCAACGGTTTCTCTTCACCCTTGAGCGTCGCCTCCGGGTTCCACGCATACCCAGGCGCTTCCTGAATGAAGCCCTTGCACCGGTCGGTGATGAGGAGTTTCTTCTCAGCAAGCAGTGACGCGACCGTGCGGATGCCGTACAGGACCTCGTTCTCCGCCTGCGTGGTCATGGTGCCGTCCTGCTGCATTTGCACGCGCAGGGACGCCGCTGACGGGTCGAGGATGGTGAACCGTGGCGTGAGCCGCGCCCGGGTGGACGCCGGCAAATGGTTCTCGCCCAACCACGCGACCAACTGTCGGGACAGTTGAGCGTCCGTGAGCTTCTGCTGCGCCGCTTTCGAGTCGTAACGCCACTCGTCGATGAAGAACAGACGCGGTGTTGGTCGGCCCCGGTCGTGCTCTGCGGAGATGCCAAGCAGCATCGCCGACGTCGGGTTCGTTGTGCCGTAGTCGATACCGACCGCGATCAGCTCCCGCATCTCCGGTAAGTCTTCCCACGCGATGACGTTGCCGCCACCGACCTTCGGGTCGAACATGTCATAGATAGCGCCCTCAGCGGCCACCCATTCACCGTTGATGAACCGTCGATACCAGAGGCCTGTGTAGTTGGCCCGCAGGTTCGCTTTCACCTGCTCCGGCAAGGCGATGTTGTCGTCGAGGACGAAATGCCAGGTGCGCCAGTTCGGCAACTCGTCAAGCCGGTCGAGGTAGTCGCGTTTCAGCCAATGGCCGGGCGAGTCCGGGTTCGTTGACCCGAGCAGCATCGCACCGGGCGCTGTCAGACGGGACAGCATCATCTTGAACGCACCCTCAGGGATGACGGTGATCTCATCCACCAAACACAGGGCCACGGTCATGCCACGGATCTTGTCCTCAGCCTGCTTATCGTTCGCGCCGATCACATGCACCACACGACCAAGGATCTTCACCGTCGGCGCGCCCAGTGTCGCCTTCACATGCCGGGTCACGTCACCGAACAGTTCCGGGTCCATCATCGGCTCGAAAATGTTGCGGTAGATCGACTCCCGTGTGCGCCCGAGGATGACAATGCGACCCTGCCGTGCCTTCGGTACAGCGATCAGGAACCGGAGAATCTGCGCGATCGTCTTAGACGACCTGACCGCGCCCTCCCACACGCACACCTGCACGGTCGCTTCACGGATCGAGAGTTCCTGCTTCGGGGAAATATCCGCCAACACATCAGGCATCGCCGACCAACCCGAACCGTTGCGCCAGACGACCCAGCATCGACTCCACCGGCGTGAGACCGTCACCATCATCAACGAGCTCGAGATCGGCTGCGTCCTTCAGGTACGAATGGATCGCTGTCGACAGGCTCTTCTCGTCCGCGGCCGGCGGGAACTCGTCCTCGAAAGTCTCTGATCCGTTTGGGCCCATCATGCGGTGCATGTACGTCGGCTTTTCCAACCGATCAAGCACTCGCTCCGAACGGGCATACAGGCGGTCGATGATCGCTGACCTCCGGGCGGCTCGCGACACCTTCGCGGTGGCGACAGCATCCTCTGTCTTCGACGCGTTGAACGACAGACCTTCCCGCTTCGCCCAACC